GGAAAACCATCTTCATGATGCGAACCTCGTTCTTCAATTGATCGATAGCCGCCTTTGCCTCTTTCTGGATTGACGTCATCAATACCGTGGAAGCCGCGAGGGCCGCCTTTTGCCGTTGCGTCAGCTCGTGATCCATTCCGTTCTCCTCACACCAGGCCGCGCGACAGCAGCCCATCCCAGTGCGGCTGCATCGCCGGCGCGTGTTCCTTCAAGGCGCATACCCAGACCGCCCAGGCGTCGCTCTCGTCATAGCATGCAGGTTTGAGGCCGCAGCGCTTCGCCGCCGCCATGACGTCCGGCTTCTTGAACCGGCCGGACCCGATCGAGGCGCGTGCCGTATTGGCCATGACCTCCTCCACCGGGAGCCCGGCGCGATGGCAGAGCAGCTCGAGGTGCGAACAGAGGCTCATCAGCTTGCGGGTCGTCGTGGCGTTGATCCGCTTCGCATCGATGTACGGCGCCTCGAAGATGACGCGGTCGACCTGCCAATGCTCGAGCTGCATGCCCAGCCAGCGATCCCAGAAATCGAGATACGGCCCGATATCCTCGTGCGTGTTCGGCATGACGCACATGCCGAGCTGAGGGAGATCAGGCCGGGTGACATCGCCAACGCACCATCCGGTCGCGGTGGCGATGTCGAAGGCCGCGATGATCACTGGAGTGTCGCGTCGGCCGGCTTCTCGGCGTCGCCCTTTTTCGCCTTGGGCTTGGCCTTCTTCTTCTCCTCGGCCTGCTCGGCCTTGAGACGATCGAGGTCGTCGGGTTTCTTCTCGGCCTCGGCGTCGGGAGCTGCGGCCTCGAAGTCTTCATCGGCCGCGCGATTGAAGCCGCGCATGAAGTCCTGATGGAACGCCGGCGGACATTCCTCCGGCGGCTTGTTGGGCTTGCCGGTGAGCGCGGCCGTGTAGCCGGCGGCATCCCACTCCTGCTTCTGGACCTCGTCGTCCGACAGGGAGGCGAACAGATCGCCCTGGGTGCCGGTCGGAAGGCCCAGCCATTTCAGGTACTGCATGCGCGTCGAGACGTTCTCGCGGACTTCCGAGCGCGACCACTCCGACATTCGGATGGCAGCGTCCAGGAGACCCAGCTCGATGCCACGGGCCTTGATGGTCTTGCGCAGCTTTTTGCGGGCCTCGTTCTGCCGGGCACACGCCTCGTTCATCGAGATCATTTCGTTGACCGATGCGAGGAAGGTGTCCTTCGTGAGGTTTGAGCGGGCCTCGTCCTCGGCTTCCTTCTTCGCAGCCTTGGAGTCACCATCGCCGATTTTGCGGGCCATGATTTCAGTTCCTTCTATTTGCCAACGCCGGCACCGCGCCGGCGAAGTTCGTCAAAGCCGGTGGTCGTGAGAACGATGCCCTTCTCAGCGGCCAATGAGACGACGACCAGGCGGTACCGCTCGGGCACCCGATCACGCCGGTACCAGATCCGGCCGCTGTCCTCGTTCGCCCCGGCATCGCGGGCGAACGCAGCGGCACTCGGCCAGCGATCAATGAGGTCGCGGAAGCTCGAGATCCCGTTCGGCAATTCAACTCGTCGGCTCATAAAACGAGTCAGATCACATTGACTCGTTGAAATCAATCCTCCATGCGTTTTTGCGGCTGACAGCAAAGGAGAACGCACATGCCAGGCGACACGGCCCATACCGGGCGCACCGTCACGACTTTCGACAAGATGATTTCTGATCAGCTTCGGGTTGTCCGTCGCAATTCGGGTCTCACCCTCGATGAACTCGCAACCAAGCTGGGGCTCTCGTACCAGCAGGTCCACAAGTATGAGAACGGGACGAACCGAATCTCAGCGGGCCGGCTGCTCGAGATCTCGATGATCCTCGATGTTCCGGTCACAACCCTCTACCCCACACAGATCAAGGTCGATGCACCGCAGGATCCGTGGGAAGAGGTCAACGAAATCTGTTCGGACTTCGAGCGCGGCATCGCCGCATTTCGCACAGCCATCCATCAACTGCAGGGGTAAACCATGGACAGCAAAGACGTCGGCCATGAGGCCGATCACAACGCACCTCGGGTGAAAGCTCGGCCGATCAGGAACTTCATCCGGAGCTGGTCGCCATGGGCGCTGCGCAAACGCATCGTCAAGCTCGAGCGGCGATGGGCAGAGCACGACTGCAAGGACTCGTTCCGCCGGCCGTTTCCGGTCTACGTCGGAGGCGATCCACGTTTTGAGGGCGCCGAATCCATCTTCTGCCGGATCGAGATCGGCGAGCGCATGATGATGACGCGCCAAGGTCCGAAGCCCACGACCTGCTTCATCATGTCGGCCGACCAGACCGGCACCGAACTCGAGGTCATCGGCGATGCCTACAAGCTGGAGGCGTCGAAGGATGGCTAAGGGAATAGTTGAAGCCGAGCGCCGGAAGGCTGCCATCGCCATCATCGAGAAAGATGCTGGCCGGCTGCGAGACGCCGTCATCGCCCTGCAGGAGTCGGTCGGAGACGATCACGAAGGGCTCATGACGACGCGCTCGAAATGCGCTCATGCGGCATGGAGCGCCTGCTGTCCGGAAGAAGAGGACGCCGAAATCAATCATGACCTTGAGGACACCGCCCTCGCGGTGTTCCTCGCGGTCTGGTTCGGCGCCTACGGTCGTGGTGACAAGACCGATGACGTCAAGTTCTCGCAGCTCATGGGCGTTGTCCGCTTCGCCATGACGCTCGATAATATGGGGGAACCGACAGAGGATGGCTGACCACAAGAAACTGATGGCCGAAGCTCGGGCCTCAAATCCGGAACTCAAGGCCGGCCTGCGCACGCTGAAGGTCTGCAGGCAGAAGGTCGTCGAGATGAATGACCCGCTGGTGGAAGATGTCCTCGCCGGCGGCTTCAGTCTCTCAATGGCGACGATGATCACGGCTTTCAGGTTTGAAGCCGTCGATGAAGCGGACCTCACGAACAAGACGGAGGACCAGCTGCGATACGAGCTTACCAATCTGATCGTGAACGTCCTCACCCGCAACATTGTCTGGGCCATGTCGAGCGCGAACTTCTCGCCCTCCGATATCGAGATGAACGTGCCCCGGATCATCGACGGCCTCTACGTCGAGGTCGATCGCCTGAAAGGAAAGCGCAATGCCAACTGACGATTTGTTCAAAGGCGGACTGCCTCATCGGATCGGCATCGACGTGATGCTGAAGGAAGTCGAGCGGGAGCTCAACAAGCGCCGCTCGGTCTACCCCAAGCTGGTGGACAAGGGCACGCTGTCCTTCGACCAGGCTCAGCGACAGATCCTGATCATGGAAGCTGTCCAACACCTGCTTGAGACGGCGAAGGATGCCCGAAACGATCTGGCAAAGGTCATCGACAATGACCTGCCATATGCTGCGGACTGCATCACGCTTCTCGACGCCATCGAGGGTCGGACTTGAGCGGCCCGAAAGCCCGAATGGTCTATGCCGGCACGCCCCACGCCGGGTGGGTCGGCATCTACCCTGTCGGCAAAGGCCGGCCGATGCGTGAGGTGAGAGGTCCGGACGGCAAGCGCGTCGTCTTCGTCTTCGAGCATCAGGCCCAGCAGGCTGCGCTGGAAGCCTTCACCGAATTCCTCAAGCATGGAGACAGCGAACCCGAGCAGCCAGACGAGGACAGCGACGAATGACTCTCACCTACGGATCCGTCTGCTCAGGCATCGAGGCCGCGACGGAAGCATGGCATCCCCTCGGATGGGAGCCGAAATTCTTTTCAGAGATTGACCCATGGTGCCGCGCGTACCTGCGTCACAACTACCCAGGAGTACCTCTTCATGGCGACCTCAAAACGATCCGGAAAGGACAGTACGGACCAATTGACCTTCTTGTCGGAGGAACCCCCTGTCAGGGCTTCAGCGTCGCCGGCCATCGAAAGGGACTGGGCGATGACCGTTCTAACCTGGCCCTCGGATATGTTGAGCTTGCTCGCCGAGAACGGCCCCAGTGGCTGGTCTGGGAGAACGTCCCCGGCGCATTTTCCACTTTCACCCCTGCCGACCCGAACGGAGACTTACGAATTGGACGAGAGTGGGAAACCGAAGCGACTAGCGACTTCGCAGCCTTCTGCGCCGCCCTTTCGGAACTCGGGTATGGTCTGGCGTGGCGAGTGCTTGACACTCAATTTGTCCGAGTGGAACGATACCCGCGTGCCATCCCCCAGCGACGTCGGCGTATCCTCCTTGTCGGATATCTTGGAGACTGGCGACCTGCCGCCGCATGTCTACTTGAGCCAGGAAGCCTGCGCGGGGATCCTCCGCCGAGCCGCGGACAGGGGCAAGACGTTGCCGGTACCCTTGGAGGTAGCTCTCAAAGCGGTGGCTTCCGCACCACAGACCTCGACAACCAGGGCGCCTTCATCCCCGAAGTCGTCGGATCCCTGAATCATTCGAGTGGCCACGCGGTGCCCGGCAACTGCTCGCAGGACTGGAACGCGGGCATGCTGGTACCCGAGGTCGCCGGCTCGATGCGGGCTGAAGGCTTCGACGCCTCCGAAGATGGCAGCGGCCGACAGCCGGCGCTCATTCCAGAGGTCGCCAACCCGCTCACGCATCGCATGCACAAGGGCGTCAATACGACGGCCGATGAAGGCCAGACAATGGTGGTCGTGCCATTCGATAGCGGGCAGGTCACGTCTCCGGACAATCGAACCCGCTCTGAACCGGGCGACCCGTCGCCGGCGCTGAATTCCTCCAAGCCGCCCGGCATCGCCTTTTCTTGCAAAGACGATGGGCGCGATGCCACTGAAGACGTGGCGCCGACTCTCCGTGCGATGTCGTTCGACAAATCGCACGCCAATGGCGGTGGGCAATTGGCCTACGCCTATCATGATATCGACTGGCGCGTTCGGCGCCTCACCTGCACCGAATGCGAGCGCCTGCAGGGCTTCCGAGACGGGGCGACGAACATCCCCTGGCGGAAGAAAAACGGCTCGCCGGACTCGAGGCGGTACGCATCGCTCGGGAACACTATGAGCATCAACGTGATGAGCTGGCTCGGCCAGCGCATCGACTTCGTCCACAAACTGAAAATGGAGATGGCTGCATGAAGCCAGGCGTATATCTGGACATGGCGGAAGCCGACTACTTCGAGCCCGATGCCAAGGGCTCAACCGACCTCGCCACGCTGCACGAAAACGGGGAAGGCTGGTGGTGGCAGAGCCGGCACAATCCTGAGCACATCCCCTACACCTCCGACGCCGCGACATTCGGGTCTGCACTTCACGCGCTCCTCCTCGAAGGTCGCGACGCCTTCGAGAGCCGATATTTCGTCATGCCCGACAAGTCGGAGTACGATGATCTGGTCGACACAGTCGATGATCTCAAATCTGCCATTGATGCTGCCGGCGGACCCGCGCCGGGCGCCAAGGCGAAGAAAGACAACCTGCTCGAGATGGCCAGGATGTACTGTCCCGAGCGAAACGTCTGGGCATGGATCGTCGAAGAGGCTCAGAAGGAAGCTGCCGGACGACACCTGATCACGAGGCAGGACGAACACGACCTCGAGGCCATGGTCGACGCCATCGCCCGGAGCCCGGAAGCTCAGGAACTTCTCCTTGAGCCGGCCGGCGAGCGGCTGCCTGAAGTCTCGGTCTTCGATTACGTCCGGCTGGATCCCGAGACGCCCGGCGTCCTCTGCCGGTTCCGGTTCGATGGTCTCTACCCGCAGGTCAGCCTTGACCTGAAGTCGGTGCAGTCCTCGAGATCGACATTCGATGATGAGGTCCGCTTCCGGATCCGGTCATGGAAATTCAAGATCCAGTGCGGCTGGTCGTTTTACATGCGACAGCGCGCCTACGCGCTCATCCAGGAGGGAAAGGTCTTCGGAGGGACGAAGGCCCAGCGCGACTGGCTCAAGCGCTTCCCGGCCGCAGCACCGATGGACAAGGTCCGATGGACGTGGATCTTCTACCAGCGGCCCAGCAACACCGGCATCGCTCCGACGATCATGCCGGTCGTGATGGAGCCGCCGAGCG